GTATAGGCGCTGACTCAGTAATAAATGTAATCTTCTTTAACTGCTCGTTTAATTCCTTAATACTTAAAGAATCAATTTGTGCTTCCGTTTGGTAAGTTAAAATCTCTAATGACTTTACTGCAATATCCAACTCGGTTAAACCTTCCCTTTTTACAAGCAGGTTTTGAATTTGTTGCCATTGCCATACCGTGACATCTTTCCAGTTCATATATTTATAAATAGCTAATTAAACAAAGTTGTATCTGCCCGTTCCTGACTTAAAATCAAACTTGCGCCATGCTAATGCTAAAGCACATACGCAGTCATCCGTAAAGCCAGTCGGTGCGGAATACTTAACTCCGTGTGATGTGTATTGATACTCAAAAACTTCTAATTCATTTTTAATCATTCCTTCGGGATAATGTACCCGTTCTTGATGGATTGCCACTTGAAGACCCAACATTAATTCTTGCTTGCTTTGGCTTGTAAATTTAAACCCTTCTATGTCCATGCCTTCCCGTTGTAATTGCTCGACTATCGGGTCACCTACTCCAGTGCTATCAATTAACATAGGTGCTTTTGGTAAATTGCGGATTATGTTCTGAGTGCTTGCCCAATCTTTCTGAAATCGGTCATAGTAAGCCACATTGCCACTATTATCTAAACCGATAATTACAGTCCAATCTGAGTACTTTGCCAAATCGACTCCGTAACATTTAACAATATTGGTAGAAATATCCGATGTACACTTACGTATCGCGTCACTACCAAAAGGATTTGCAGCGTTCTCAGCTGGGTTAGCCATGTACTCTTGTTCAAATACTACATTTGGCAGTTCCTTTTTAGCTGAATCAATTTCAGATGTAAGAATAAATGGATTATCATAAGTACTAAACTTAAAACTTTCCCAATCTGCACTGGCATTTACACCATTTAAAAACAAAGAATAAAAATAATTCTTGCCTCTTGGAGTAGATAGAAATATTGCCTTTCCTTGAAAATCGGTTAAGGTTGGTCTTATTGAGTTTTGCCACCCACTTTCTAAGTCAGGAATGTACGAAGCTTCATCAATAATGGCATAGTGAAATTTTAAACCACGAAGATTATCTAATCTTTCTCCAGTAAAAAATCGAATTTCGCCTCCGCTAATTAGCTTAAATGTTAGATCACTTCGATTAGGCACTGCGATATTACTTGGCATAAGCCGTGCAAGTTCATCAAAGAATACTTTGGCAAGTTGATAAGTAGGAGTAATGTATGCCACTCTTTTTCCTTGCATCGCTTCAATGCAAGTTATAACCTGGCATATAAGTGATTTGCCCCATCGCCTACCTGACATGAGGACTTTAAACCTTGCTTTGGATTCTAAAACTTTAGCTTGGTTCTTGTGTGGTTTCGGGAGTATTATGTTCGTTTGCAAAACTTATTATTACTTCTTGTTTCTCCTCATTCTTCGCTCTATCAGTCCAACCTAAAAGATTTTTTGCATAGAAAATACCTTTTCCTTCATTAGCCACGACATCAGCTGCCAATGCTCTAAATAATTCATCAATCTGTTTGGTTATCTTATGGCAAGGATGGTCTTCCCTTGAAAGTACTTCGTAATAAGTTGAACGATTATAAAATTCAAATCCTTGTCTTGGTAGCCATATTAAAAGAAAGAAGCTAATCGTTGGCAAATGTCTCTCTCGAATTATTTTAACTCCAGCACCCGTTGCGACCTCTTTAGTTGAGTTCAGACAATAGTCAATATATTCATCTGCCCATTCAAGCAATCTCTCCTGGTCAATATCTTTCACTAATCTTGCCATTATTTTCTAAATAGTAAAGACCAACTGGTCGGTATTGTTAATTTTTTATCTAATTCAAATCCAAATTCAGAAAATAATTTAATCCATTCATCCTCAGATTTTAAATTTATATGCCCCCACCATTGATCAAATTCTTCAGTTGTTTTATCTGGAGTCGAAGAAAAGTAAAAGTATTGGCATTCAATATTATTTAAATAATCTCTTATTTGATCATCGGTTAAATGCTCAAATACTTCAATGCTTACAATCATTTGGCAATGATTAGGATAATCTCCTAAATCACATAATATAATTCCTCTTGAATAAGCAAAATCTCGATGATATTTATTTGGCTCAATGCCATAATAATTACAACCTTTTTGAATTAAGCATTCCCCTAACGTTCCCATCCCAGCGCCAATCTCAATAATATTCCTTGAATAATTTTTTATGATATTAGCAACTCCATCCATTAAATTAAAATATTCAGGATTCTCAGGAGTAACTCCAATGCTTAATTCATAATCAAAAAATTCTTTGTCGGTTGCTCTCAAAATTTTATTGCTTTACAATCCGTATTTATTTTAATTAACTCAATCTCTTTTTGATTGTTGTCGTAATGAGTTCCAATCTCCAATCGTTTAATAGTCATCCATTTATATTGACCATTTGTAAAAAATACTTTTGATTTTGGTATTCCTAATTTTTCAGCCATACGATAAACTTCAGAAGAATTATATTCATTTCTCCTTGTTATAATATAAACTTGTTTCCCTTCCCTGATATTCCTTTTCGCAATCTCTTGACCTCTTGCCGTAGACAACGTGTCATCGAAGTCAAAAGAAACCTTAGAACTATTTGCTTTATATTCTCCGCTTGCCAATATAGCTTGCCATACTTCAGTTGCTTTTTCTTCCGTTTCATAAATACATTGACCGTTTCCGATTCTCCATTTGTCGTTTGAACATTTTATAACTGGCATTATTCTATGAGTTTAGAATAAATAGCAAATCTATCCTCATTAATTTTAAATAAATCATAATGCTTTCGTACATATTCAGCATTTGACTCTCCAAAATCCGTTCTCATTTGTGAACTAAATGCCATTCTCTTAATATCTCGCTCCCAATTATCAACCCAGCATACCGTTGGAATATCATCGTATGGCGCACGTTTCATTGTCATCAATGGAATCCGTTTCGCTCCAGCTTCTAATGCTTTTAAATTTGATTTTAATCGATTAAATTTATTATCAAGTAATGGAGCAAGTAATATATCAGCCTCCTGGTAAAAATTCATATACAAATCTACTGGCATTGCTTCAAGAATTTTATAGTTTAATTTTTCACCAGCAGTAAACCAATCGCCCATTTGTTTCCAATGCCATTCGTTTGCTTTATTCCATCCACAAAGAAGCATTCTTGTTGACTCCTTAAATGATTTAGATTTGGCTAATTCTCGAATTGGATTCTTTAGTTGCCTCATATCAGGAAAATGAGTGATGCTACCAGTATGCGCAATGTTAACAAATTCGTTTACATTTCTTATTGAAGTAAATTGATCCTTATCAAATGGCAAAGCATTAGGTAAAATATAGCAATTAGGATTTATTTTAATGATCTCCAGGTATAATCGATTATGAGTAGTCGTTACAATATCAGCATATTTAATATAATTTTTTATTATTTGTGGAACTCCCAATGCCCGATATGCTTGAGTTGATAAATGCTGATTAAATAATTCCCAGTAGTCATCAATATCGACTACCAATTTAAAGCCTAATTTAACCTTCCATTTATATAAATCAACCAATGGTATTAATTCGCAAAACCGATTAACTACAACCACGTTTATTGACTTATCAATAAGCATCTCTTCAGTTATTGTATCTGTAATAATGCAGTATTCCTTTTGCATTACAGACAAAGGTAACGCAAGGCGATGATAAGTGACTCCTGAATGTCTACCCCCGACTGCGCATATTCTTAATTTTGACATCGTTTGGTTTTGGTTGGTTGAGTTTTGCAATATATTTTATTCCTTCATAATGTGCGGACAATCTTTTAAGCATATCAAATACACAAGAGCCACACCACGAATTGAAGTTAAAATCTTTGTTTACATATTTGCGATATAAAGTCGCATATTCTTCAAGTATTTCTCGGTCAATATTTTTAGTAAACCCTAAAGCAACCGCTTCAAAGTTTATAATATTGGCTTCTATAAATGCTATCTCTTGCTCGTTCATAGTTTTTCTATTTGTTCTCTAACTTCATTCCAATAAAAAGATTTTTCCTTATATTCATTAGCTAAGTCATCAAAACATTCGGGCTGAGAATGATACCAATTAATTTGCAAAATTTCATCAATAGCAATTATTGCACATTGTTTGGCTCGTGGATAATTTTTAGCTTCATCTGAATTATAAAAAACTGATGGCAATACATCTGCAAATTTTTCAACCAGTTCTATTGCTTTTGATTTTGGACTCATAGTTTGTTTATTAATCTAAAAATGACTGCTCCTAAAATCCCCGAACTAAATACAATTGCAATCCATTCCTGATATTGAATTGGAACGACAATTAAAACGATGGCGCTCCATGTACTTAAACAAGGAGTACAACTAAACGGCTTAAAGTTTAGTCCGAATGACTGATACAAATTTGTCATTGTAAAAAACACTGCAAAAGAAACGGCTGCGATTATAGTAATCATTTGTTTGTTTGATAAATTTCATCCTTAACTAAACTCCAGTATGCTTGGTCATCTGCTTTAAGTTTCTGCTCAAGAATTAATGAACAAATATAAAGCGCTAATTCAAAAGCAAATACTTTATTACCACAAAAATAAAGTGCATTCGTTAATAAACTCTTAGCTTTCTCTTCAGGCTTCATCCCTTATTTTCTTTTTAATGTTTGAAATCGTTTTAACTATTGACATATACGGAATGCCAGTCTTTCTCGAAATCTCAGTTTGATTAAAATTCAATTCGACATAAGTATCGAGTAGCATATCTTCATACCAAGATAATTCTTTTCGTGCTACCTCCACTCGATTAAATAGCTTTTCTTTGTAATCCTTAGATTCGTCCTCAATCTGCACTAACTCTTCTAAGCTATCAATCGATTCATACTTTGCTCTGAAGTGCCTAAAGAATGGCTGATTCATGCCAGTACTATAAATCATATTTAGCATACACCTGACAAGCCAAAACTTTAATCCATTGCTTCCATTGTTATTATAAATCGACCAAAATTTGTCTTCAGTTATTGAGCAAAGATTTACAAACATTTCTTGCTTAAGTTCTTCCCTTAAATTTGCTGGGTGCATTTTCATCAAGGCTTGTTTAATCTCCTTTGAATTATAAAGTTCCTCAATGATTTGCGACCTGGTCATTCCTTTGATTTTCTGATTATTTCAAAAATAAAATAAACGATAAAAGCCACTTCGATAATTCCTACCGCAATGGCTTCCCAAATTAACCTTTCCACTTTTCGAGTTCCCGATTCAAATACCAAACTGCTTTGTCCAAATCTTTCTTTTTAAATCCCTTCTTTTCGGCTCGCAGTATGTATTTAATTGAATTGCCAAGATTAAAATTAAGGTCGAATGCATCAATTATGTCAATTACCTCAATGCCATTCCCCTGATAATGCTCAGGATGATTGACCTCTTCTTTTATAACTCCTTGATAATTAATCTTTTCCATTTGCAAAGTTTACATTATAATCCGTGCTTTTCCAAATAATCCTTGATTTTTTTTGTTTGTCGATATGCTGGGTACGATGCACCGCTTTCCATTTTGATTCGATTTAGGTTTATTTCAAGGCTATAATTTAAATCTAAATACGTTGCGCCTCCGATAACTACTTGAATGGTAGGTCGTTGTAATCTCATTGTAATCCATTTGATTGCATTTAAATGATTATTCTTCAAATCTCATCCGCTTTAAATTTCTTAATCAAACTTTCACAATCCTCAATCGACCTTACAATAGCATAATAATATCCGTGATTAATGGCTATCGATTCAAATGCTTTTTGGTTTGGTTGCTGAGTTCCTTTGTCAATCTTAACCTCAACAAATAATCCTTTCCATCGCTTATTAGAAACCATCCAAAACATATCAGCAACTCCAGCCTTTGCGCCTTCCATCTTTAATTTGATTGCAACTAACCTATGCCTTGCGCCTCCATTGGGAATCGCATAATAGTAAAAGTCTTGTGTCCACTCTAACCATTTGACTATGGCAACCTGGAGTTTATGCTCGTGTTCGTTTCTCATTTTACAATTTGTATGCTTTTTGTCAATTATCTTTAACATTATAAGTTTTGTTGTAATATTTTTCTGATGTATAATAAGCATTTAGCTCATACAATTCTCCAATACATCCATCAGTAAAGGCATCTTTTATCTGCTCTTTCTCAATTTCTAATAATTGCTCGGCTTTTTTTATTACCGTATTAACGTCCTCATCTTTCCATCCGCTTTTTAGCCAATAGATTAACTCTTGCATTACCGTTTTATTGCTCATTGCTATTATATTTTAATCTTCCATGACTTGTATATAACCGCAAATCTATTGAATCAGTGTAGATATCCTCAGATTCGGAAATTCCGAATACCCACTTTGGCTCATTATTTTTTTGTATTGTCTGATTATTTTTAATCGCATAATAATAAGCATAGCAAATTAATGCCAGCGCAGTTCCGTAAATTATTTTTCTTTTCATTTTTATTATTGGTTTAAAATATAGTTTCCCCATTGATTAGCCATCGCATCTGCTATGCCTTGAAATGTTTTACTTCTTAATCCTCTACGCTCTTCAGTAGTTTTTGCTTTTGTCAATGCTTCATAATACCACATCGGTTGTTTTTTTGTTTTACCATTCTTGCCAATCCATTCTTTAAACTGTCCTTTGTCTACCATATTAGTTGGTTCTAATTT